GAATGCCCGGGCAAGCCCCTCGATTACTACGGCCACGCCACCAATGCCAGCGATAATGATTGCTTTGGCTGGCTCTACACCTGCCACAGCTGACGCGCCTACGACTGAAAGGCTACTAGCTGCAAAAACTGCGACCATGCGTAGCAAAATATTTTTGGTTTTGTTCATGATGCCAAAATCTCCTTTGGGTCAATGTCTTCGCCAGCCGACCAACGGATGTTGTTGCGCATTTCAAAATGCAAGTGTGGGCCTGACGAGTTTCCTGTGTTGCCAGACTCACCGATGATCTGGCCTTTTGTTACGGTTGCGCCTGGCTTGCAACGTACTGCGTTTAGGTGTGCATAGATTACCCAGCCACCCTCAACCTTTTGCACAACCTGGTTGCCATAACTCTTACCCCAGTTGGCGTTCTCGATCTTGCCGTCAGCTACTGCTAACACTGGCGTGCCGGTGGGTACTGCAAAGTCAACGCCTGTGTGGTAGCCCTTTGACCACATCTTGCCTGGCTTCTTGTAGGCTGTTGTAATCTTGCCGTTTTTAATTGGTAAGGCCATGATTGCCCTTTCGTGTCATGGCCCTGTGGTGATTGTTACAGTGCTGCTATTTCCTCGGCAGTTAATCCAAGGTCTGCAAGTTTGGCAAGTGCGCTAGCGCGTGCAGCTGCTTTTGCATCGGCTTCGGCCTGTCTTGCGTTTGCTTCGGCTAAATCTTTTGCTCGCTGTGCCTTGAATGCCTTTAATTCATCGCCAGTAAGTTCAATTCGTTCGCCGTCAATTCCAACGATAATTGGTTCGTTTGCCATTTTTCCTACTTTTTCAATCCATAGACATAAACTGTGCCGGTCATAGTTCCTGATGCTGGGTAAATACTAAAACCGTCAAAAGAGGTCGTGTTATTAAAATTGTGGCCGCCTTGATAAAGGAAAAACAAACCGCTTTCAACGCCAAAATATTGATAAGTCGCTGCTGTTGTAACAGATAATTGCGGATTAAATATTTGTGCTATCAAACTAATGTTTGTCCCGTCGGACGTTCCAAAACTTACTATTTGTGTCGCGCCAGTCGCACCGTCTCCCGCACTTGTATTGTTTGTACGGACATATATTGCAGATTGATTGTAAGATGCTGATGAGTTGTCTGTGCCGCTTGTGCGATACCTTAAAGATATTCCCCCGGTAGTCGATTTTGAAGTTATATTCAAGCGGATCTGATAGTTTTGATATGTGCTTGTAAATACGTTGTTAAGGCTTTGGCTTGATACCGCACTAAAACTAGTCGCGTTAATTAAAGTCATGCCGGCAGATGGTAAAGCAAACACAGTTGCATCGATAGCATCGCCCAATGCCTCAATGGCTGTTGCGCCGTCTTTGACGTAATCGGTGCTGGTTGGTACTGGCCAGCCGTAGTTCGGAGTGGTTGTTGCCATGCTATAAGTCCTGCCATTCTGTCGTAGTTGGAGTATACCCTGCCCAAGTTACGGTTGGAGCGATTTGCAGCCAAACTTGGTTTGGGTATGTCTCGGAAATTGCCGAGCAAATCAAAGTCATTGTCGCTGTGTAGCGGTCAAGATTCCACTTGATGCCCTCGACAAAGCCATCAAAAGTGCCACCAAATACTGCTGGCAAATCTTGGGTGTAAACAGCTGATCCAACTTGCATCAAAATCAACGCATCACGAGTCGCATCGCTAACGGTTGGGCTGTGTAAAGGGATCGTAAGTTCCTCTGGGTAAGTGCGTGGGTAAGCCCGACTTTCCAAGAATGCATCAGCCTGACTTTGGGCATCAGCTGCATTGTGCAAGGTAGTTGTGCGAGTTCCAGACAATTCGCCAAAGGATTGTTGGCTGGTGTAATCGGCAGCATATTTCTCGGCATTGTTTTTGTAGATCAAGGTCACGTCATTGACGATCTCTGACCACTGGGCGGCCTGTCGCAGTCCTACGGCGAGCAAGTCATCATTAGTAAGGGTAAGCGGTGTCTGTGTCGCTCTGGACGTGTAGGACTCGTAGTGGATTGAGCCGTCAGGGGCTTCATAAAGGAATCCTCGACCAGATTGGGCGGCTTCTTGGGCAAGCGATAAAGCATTAGCCACACCGCCTGTATAGGCTGCCAATTCGTAAGTGCCGGGCGTATCAATGTCGGCCACCAAATCATCAACCAAAGTCTGGTTAGTTCCACCCCAATTGGCCCATGTGGCAAGGCTGCTCACAGCTGACCAAGTTAGTGTTGGCACGACCTCATCCCAATTTTCTAGGAATGCATCCGAAAGAATGTTCAATACTCTTGTGCCGTCAAACTCTTTGGCAAAGCCTAGGCCGCCTGTTGTAAAGCGGTTAAGAATAGCCAGTGGACCAACGGCTGTGATGCTGTAAATCGCCACCGATCCCTCACTACCGTAAGCATCAAGGCTGATGTCAAGATCAGAAATCGTTCCTGTGTAGATCGTGCGGTAAGTGTTACTTGAATCCTTAACCTGAATCTGAATGCTGTCGGATAGGTTTACATTCAGCGCGGTATCGGCATCAGTCCAAAGTCTTACATTGGCAATGCCAACTAGGGCTTGTTCGTAAATGTCGCGGCGGCCAAGGCTTATTGAGATGTTGCTGATCGTGTTATCTGCATACTCATTTACCCCAGCAAAGATCACTTTTGGGTATGGCGTGTATACGGTCACAATGTTGCCCCAACGAAATTGACTGCGCCTGTGCGCCTTGCGCTATCTTGCAGCAGCTTCTCGATTGATCGGCGAGCAGACTCACCATCGATAATGCCGTTCATGATTATGGTTACGCCTTGACCTGCGCCATTGTTCGGTCGAATTGATCCCGAGCCACTTGGTACAAACAGTTCAGGGCCAAACTCGCCTACGCGATATGGCTGATTGCCCATAACCGATCCGCCAGCTGCTCTTGCCTTTGGTCTTGGCGTGAATCCTGCCTCTGGCAGGTTTATATTAAGTGGATTTTGAATAAATCGTAATGCTGGTAAAGCGGCTTGATAAGCATTTGAAATAGCGTTAATGGCGTTTGCGACCGTTTCTAATGATGCTGCGATTCGTTCCATCATGCTGGCAGCACCTGGGCCACCGTCTGTAACGGTTGAAAATAGATTGCCAAAAGCATCGGCAACTGAACGCAAAGCGCCACCTAGACTAAATGCGCCATCGCCCTCAAAGTTACCAGCCAGTTCCCTAGCGCGGTTGCTCAATCCCTCTGGATCCTCGCCGCTAAATCCCTTAGCAACTTTGTTAACTTCCTCTAACAATGTTTTCATTGTTGGCAATAATGCGACGCCAATGGCTTCTTTCATTTCGCCAAAACGCTCGGTTACTATTGCCAATTGACCAGCATAAGTTTCGGTGTTGGCCTTAGCTGCGCCACCAAATAATCTGCTTAATTCCTCTTGTGCAGCGTTAAAATCTTTAGTTTTAATAATGCTTGCATCTAATGGCACGCCGAGTTTGGTAAGTGCGCCCAAGTTGCCGTTGTAAGCCTTGGACAAGGCCATTGACACGCCCTCTAGGTCTTTACCTGTGGCCGCGCTTATGTCCATTGCAAGATTGGTGAGTTGCTGGGCTTTGCCTACATCACCAGTGGCTCGGGCTAGGTTAGCCAGCGCCGGGCGCAACTTAGTATCGGCTACGCCAAAGGCCAACTGTTGCTTAGTAATGTAATCCTCGGTGGATTTGATCTGGGCATCAGTTGCATTAGTCGTATTTTTTAGTGCGATTGCAAGTTGCTTTTGTGAGGCTTCATCCTCTACGGCTGCCTTGACTCCATCTACACCAATTTTGATTGCATAAGCTGCGGCAGCTGCGCCAGCAACCGCAAAAGCGGCGGCGGCTATTTTGCCGTATTTTTTGAGTCCGCCTGCAAACCCTTTGGCATCGTTGTCGGCCTTGTTTAGACTACGGCCAAACTGGTCAACGTCAGCTAATAGATTAAGTTTCAGTGTTCTTACATCAGCCATTGTCTGACCACTTTTCTATGACTCGGCGATTAACTGCGTCTTTCCAACGTCTAGTCAATTCTGGCTGGATTCTTTTGAGTGTCATGAAAATGCCATAGCCCTCGTTGCCTCGACCTTGAGCAGGTGAGCGATCAGGAAAGCGCCGACCACCATTCTCGAATGGCGCTGGCCCACCAAACTCTGATCCAAACAAGACTTGACCAGATACTGCGCCGCCACTGAATCGGCCCTTGCTACCACCAATCGTGACATTTGGTATGCGGTCTTTATTTGCTCGGATTGTAGCTGCAACCTTTTGGGCTTGGGCTGGCAATGGGTTTAGGTTGTAACTTGATTGCATCTCCGTTGCTGACCAAACGCTGATACTGGTCACATCATCTTTTAATGCTTTCTTTGCGCCCTCATCCATTTCCTTAAATGCCTTGTAAAGCGATTTAAGATCCCGAGAGTCAGGGGTCATCTTGACGGTTACTTTGTCAGCCATGACCATTCCTCTCTTGTATCAGCGTTACTGCTGTCGTTATGTCAGCGAGCGACCAAGTCAAAAGATCGGCCAAAGGGATGCCGGTAGATGTTGCGATCCGCACCAGCGTGTCCCTTAGTTCTCTTTTGGGCTTTCCTCGACCACCTCAAAGGTTTCAAACTCATTGGTAACCCAGGCTTGCTGGTTTGGCATCTTTGTAGCCCCTTGGGCCTTAGCGGCCTTAAACAGCATACAAGTAATGACATCCAATGAGCCGTTGCTCATCTTTTCAGCTGCCTGGCTGACTGTGTAACCGAGTTCACGTTCTATCTCAATCCACAGCCAAGCCGACTCATCGCTCACTATGTAGTTGTTGCCCTGTTTTGTAGTGACGTTGTATTGCATAATGGTTGCCCTGTTCTATTCGTTAGGCTCTAGCAACTGTTCCATCCTCAACAACAAAGCTGAGGCTGGTGGTCAATACGTCAGTGGCCGCGCCACCGACTGTTGGGAATACTGGGAATACGTTGCCAGTAAACGTGTCACCGTTTACATCGAAACTGAAAGCCAAAGATGTATCTGGCGCGCTGTTCGCTGCATCCCATAGCGCTGAAATGATGCCAGCGCTGGATGTGTCGTCTAGGTATAGTTCAACGTTTAGTGTTGCAAACTTATCAACGGTCTTGTAAGCGCGACCCGATAGCACTTCTAGAACCTGCTGGTTGTTTTCGCGTTCCAATGTGACTGTGCTTGCCTGATCTGCGTATGACACCGAGTTGATGCTCAAGGTCAGATTCCGACCAGTTATGTATGTTGCTGGCATGACTTGCCTTTCTAGTTGGTTGTGACCATCTCGATGTTGAGTTGGCTGATTAACATATCGGCGTTTCCGATTTGTTGGACTGTGGGTTGTGACCATCCACCCAAGAATGAGATGTTATTGGCTAGTAGATCCGTGACACTAAAGATTAAAGTTTCCAAATTGGCCAAGGCCGCTTGGTTGTCAGCTGCGTTGACGATCACTGTGATGTCGAATCGCACATTGCAACGAGCGCCGCCAATGGCTGACACTGTGATGTAAGGCGATCCCGGCACAAGCACAATGGCAGGTGGCGTGATGTTCTCATTAGGGTATGAGTAAACTACGCGCCCGGCAGCTGCAAGAGTCGCGGCAAGCGTTGATCGGTAAGTCGCTAGATTAGCCAAGATAGCCTCGGGTATCTAGGTGCTTGCCTAGTAGGCCAGATACCCGAGTCAGCATTGAGCGACCCAATCGGTATGGCGCTGGAGATTGAAAGTCAACACCCTGCTGGCCAAGTGTGCCAGTGCGTGTGATCCAGATGTCGCAGGCAACGGCCATAGCAGCTTCGCGTACTTCTGGGGTGGTGTCATAAAGAGCTGCTTGGCTAGTTAGCACTGCTCGCCCATTAGGGATAACTGATCGCTTTGTGATGTCGGCATTGGTGATTGCGGCTTCAAAGAATGTCACGCCGTACTCGTCATA